GGTAGAGATTGCGACAGGCACGGTTGGCGGTCTGGTCGCGCTGGGAATGAAGGTGTTAGAGAATGACTAGCAAGAACATCCAGCAGTTCCAGCCAGGTCAGTCAGGGAACCCTGGCGGGAGACCGAAGCTGGGAGTTGCGCTAGCAGAGAAGGTACGGAAGGCCACGAAAGAGGGGAATACCCTGATACGCCTACTGGTCGAGATAGCAGACGGGGGACTAGAGGCGAAGATAAGTGACAGATTGGCTGCGGCAGATATGTTACTGAGTAGAGGGTGGGGGAAGTCAGTGTCACAGGTAGAGGTGACGGCGGATGTGCAGGTGCAGCACTCATTGGCAGACTTCAATATAGTGGAGTTGCGCGAGTTGGTAGCTATGCGCAAGAAGCTGATAGAAGAAGACGATGCCCTTATCATAGAGGGCGAAGGGAAGGTACTAGATGGTGACGAGTGAAGACGGTAAACGCAGTGACGCTTCTGTTCGTGACGATACACCTGATAGAAGACGCGGCTTTGATATCTTTGGGGCGCTTCTTACCGTTACCGGCCTACGTGCTCTATCCCGTGGGATTGCTCGTGTTCGCGGTGGTGATGTGGCTGATAGTCCAGAACCTATTGAAGCGTTTTGCCTCCGATGCAGGGTCAAGACTCCCATGAAGAAGCCAGTGTCGGCTGTGCTGACCAACGGCGCTGTGACCATGCAGGGTGACTGCTTGGTGTGCGGTACGCGCATGTCCCGCATAATGAAACGTACATGAGCGCCATATCTGACGAACAACGTCAGATTCTCCTAGAGGCAGGCGAAGCCGCCAGTATAGAACTATCCAAGCGGGACTTCGATGAGTTCCTGAACTACGTCAAGATACTGGAACCGCCGCCTGGCAGGGGCATCATCCCGTTTGAAAGATGGCCCCACCTAGTAGAGGTGTGCCGGACTTTAGAGGATACCAAGCTCCTGGTCTGGTTGAAGTCCAGGCAGACCGGCGCAAGCTGGTTGCTGGCTGCGTACTCCCTCTGGAGGGCTTTATATTCCGAGGGCGCGATGGTGCTACTACTCTCTCAAGGAGAGGAAGAAGCCAAGAGACTGCTCGCCAAGAGCCGTTTTGTCCTAGAACAACTACCAGAATCACTGAAAGTGCCGATAGGCGTGGACTCCAGGCAGGAATTAGAGTTCCCTACCATGCACTCCAACCTCCTGGCCCTCCCTTCCACTGAGAAAGCGGGCCGTTCCAGCACTGCGTCGATGGTAATCATGGACGAAGCGGACTATCACGAGCACCTAGACGCCAACTATGCCGCTGTCAAGCCTACCATCGATGACGGTGGTGGTCAGTTGATACTGGTTTCCACCTCTAATGGCATGGTACAGAACTCCTTGTTCAAGAAAGTCTACAAAGATGCGCCGTTCAATGGGTTCAAGAGGCTGTTCTACGGGTGGAATGTACGTCCTGGGCGCGACAATGAGTGGTATGCCGCCCGAAAACTAGAATATACGGACGACAGCCTGTTTGAGAAGGAATATCCTGCGTCAGAAGAGGAAGCATTAGCGCCGCCGCGCACGATTGCGGCGTTCAACCCCGACACTTTGACCATGATGCGGGAAGATGTGCGCAATCCAGTAGAGGTTATGCCCGCTGGCCCGGTCACAGCCAACATATATCAGGATTTCCACCCAGGAAAGCGGTATATGGCCGGTACGGACACCTCTCACGGCGTCGGCGGTGACGATGCAGTGACGGTTGTGATGGATAGAGACACTGGTTACGTCGTTGCAGACATACAAACGAACCTGATACCACCCGACCAGCTTGCAATCGCATCGGTTGCGCTGCTCGCGCGCTATCACAACCCTATATGGGGGATAGAAGACAACGATTGGGGTGTCCTTACCATAGTTTCCGCGCAAGGGATGCGATATCCACGGATATATTATCGCGATGATGATAAAGCGGGGTGGCACACTGATGAACGCTCGCGTTACACACTATGGGGTGAGCTAATCGAAGCAATCAACTCGCGCTTGATAACCATCGCATCGGAGCAGGGGCTCTCGCAGTTCTACTCCGTCATACGAAATCCCAATAAAAATGGTAGGATTGAAGGACAGGCGGGCGCGCATGACGACTACCCGCTTGCTGTCGGGATTGCGTGGCAGCTTAGACGCTTCGCGCAGGCAGTTGGGCGCGTAAAGAACAATGACGCTGATACCTGGCGAAGCGTATTCAAACGTAGCGTACGGTTGAGGTGGTAGTTTGGCCCTTGAAGATAAGCCTACTCCGGCACTAATCCAAGAACACCGCAAGTACCTGGGCGATTTGTGGTCTAACACCCACGCCAAGTGGGAAACGATAGATACCTACTACAATCGCACATTCAAGTTGTGGCCCGACGGCATGGACAGGCCGGACTGGTATATCCCCATGCGTTCGCGCGCTCTTGTAGACCACGCCGTAGACCATCAGCTTGCCTTTGAACCGCTGGTTCACCGTGCCCCGGCAGGTATCGGTGAAGAGCACAAGCGACGTGCCGACCAACTAGAGCCTGCCCTGAAAGCCATCATGGACGAGGCCCAACTTCAGGAGCCCAACCTCACTTGGAAGCAGATAGGGAAGCACCTCCTCCTTTATGGCTATGCTGTGGTCGAAGATGGACTGGACACGACTACGATGCAGGCCCGAAGGGACAAACCCAAGAAGGGCCGTAGCGAGCTTAAAGAGGACTTTGAGGGCCGGATGCGTCTCTGGGAGCATCGAAAGAAAACGATGATGCCATTCAGGACGAGAGCCGTTCACCCGGCCAGAGTCTTGCTTGACCCCCTGAAGAAAGAGCCCAGACTGGCTATCAAGCACACCTATAGACTGAGTCAGGACTTAGCCGAGTTGACCCAGGCCAGGGCTGAGCAGAGAGGGAGAGGCCGCCCAGTCGAGGTCAATCCCTGGGAGGTCAAAGACAACCCCTTTGAGATGGTGCTGTGTGATGAGTGGTGGAGTGACTGCTGGCACGCACTCGCAACCGATGCCGGGGACTTGTTATTCGTTGAAAAGAACACCTGGGGATTCGTGCCGTATGCGCACGCCTTCTCTGGTTACGGACAAGAACCTACCAGCATCTCTGAGATTGACCCCACGCATATGGCTGTCGGCCTGCTCGACCACGCGCTTGAATCCCTGAAGGCCCAGGCGCAGGCAGTGGCAGGCAGACATAACGCACTCATAGAAGCCACCTTCAACCCTATGGTGACTACTGGCAGCGCCGACGAACTGCAAGACCAGCTATCGCGTAGCGACATCATTGAGGTTGCGAACCGTGGCGAGGTCGGACGCATGGAGATGCAACAGCTTCCAGGCTGGATGTTCGATACCGAACAGTGGATGGACAAAGATATAGAACTTGGGACGTACTCGCGCTCACTGGCAGGTATCAGAGACCAGGGTGTGAGCACAGTCGGCCAGCAGGCCATCCTATCTACCAGCGCGATGCGTAAGTTCGTAGCGCCGTCTAAGCAGCTAGAGCATCTGGCCGGACGCTCGGCTGAGCATATATTGCAGTTGATAGATGTGCTGGACTTAGATATGTATGTGCGCGGGTACGAGGTAAGTTCGACTGAGATTGAACACGACTACTCAGTGCGCGTGAGCTTTACATTGGTAGACCCGGTGCTGCAGTTGCAGCAGCGGGAGATGGGGCTGCGTGAAGTGCAGGCTGGCGTGAAGTCGCGCGAGACATACTGGAGCGCCGATGCGCGCCTTGAAGATGCGTCTGGCGAGCGCAAGCGCTTGCTGGAAGACTTCGTACGCAGCGACCCGATGGTGCAGAAGGTACTCGCGCAAGAGGTTGCACGCGAAATCGGGCTGCTGGAGCTACTGGAGAAGCAGCGTGCCAAAGAAGAACAAGATATGCAGATGGGTGCTACCGGCCCCAACGTGTTGGAGCAGTCCATCCTGGGTGGCGATATGGCTGGCGGAGGTGGCGGTATGCCGCCTGCCGCACCTGGAGGCGGGCCGCAGCGTGACCCGCGACAGCCACTCACACCAGATGTAGCTAAGCCTAGTCGAGTTGGTCAGGAGTTTGCAGGATAATGGCGATAAGTGAATTCACCGAGATTGTCTTAAATATAGCTGCAGAAGTAGCCGGGTACAGCAAGACGGCTAAAGCGAAGAAGAACCAACAGCCCCCTCTTATGCAAGAGAGCATCGGGGCTGCTGCCGGACGCAACTACTTGCAAACATCTAGTAAGGAAGAACGCCAACGCATCGTGCGCGAGAAAGGTACGCGTGGAGCACTGGCGCAGTACAAAGGCGACAATGGGCCGAATGGCGACATGAACCTTCCCCTACACCGTGGGGGCTTGAATGGCTGACCCAAAGGTAATATACGAAAACGGCAAATATTACGCTGTTGTTCCTTCAAAAAGCTGGTCTGGGTGGCCCGACCCCGACAGCCCTGACTCAAAGCTGTGGGACGATGCGACTGGCACGCCGTCGATAGACCTGCGGATTTGGGTAAGAGAAAATATGGGGGGTGTTGCATCCAAGCTAACAAGAGAAGAAGACAAGCTCCCTGCAAATATACCTATCGGGTCTGTTGAACTTACAGGACTAGGTGATAAATACAAAGGCGCAGTCGCAGGAGGCCCAGACCCTGGGAGAAAGGGCGTCGCGTTCGACGACCCGTCCGTTTTCGAGAACTACGATGATGCGCAGGCGTTCGGCTTTCGGACTTACGGGGCTGGGACACAAAACGTACAATGGTGGATTACTCTAAGCAAAAAAGGCAAGCTGGTGGTGGAGGCCATCAAACCTGGAGCGCCCAAAGCTGACAAACCCAAGCGAAATGAAACAATCGTTGGGTCGCAGCTTATGCCTGGAACCAATAAGATTAAATTCGAGTACGCAGATGGCACATTCTCTGCTCCTATAGAACGAACCAAAAAAGAAAAAGAAGAAGACCCCGGTGTAGGGTCTGACACTTACTCGAAAGGTGTTTGGGAAGCGGTAAGGATGCAGGTGGCCTCGATACCCATCGAAGGCGGCCCACCTGTATTTGCGCCAGGTTACGTACTTGTCTTAGATGACGACCCATCGTCAAAGTCGTTCCAGAAATGGGTGGTGCGCACTACTAGCAGTATGACTGCAGTTGAAGTTGCGCGTGCTCACGCGAAAGCAGATGCCCAACTTGCGATGGCCCAGACTCAGCTTGACCTTGAACGTATGAAAGCTGACTTTGAACGTATGGAATCAATCAGGGCTGGCGAGAAGCCGTTCAGCGGCGGCGTGGTCGAAGATGCGCAGCCTATCTATGACGAGCGCGGCAACATCATTCAATATGCGATTGAAGAGTATGACGCTCAAGGCAATCTATCTATTAGATATGTAGATGCACCCAAGCCTACTGTAATGGCGCCGCCTGAAGCACCGGCGCAAGTAGTAAGTACAGAGCAAGGCATGTACCAGTATGCGGATAACGAGTGGTCTCCGCTTGGCATGTCTGAGAAGCCCGCTACCCTGGAGATGCAGGGCGGCATGCTGTGGATGCGCGACATCAATGGCGGGCTTAGTCCTGTCAACAATGTGCTAGAGCGCATGATTGAACAGAAGATTATCGAGGGAGACTGGGACGCTGCACTCCAGTGGGATGACTTCCGCAACCGTCCGTCTCCGCAAGAACACTTGCAGGCTATGCTAGATTATGCGCGCACGCCCGCAGACCAGATGCTGTTGTCTGCCATTGCGCGCGGTTACGAGCAGGGAGCTGTACCGCCGAACGCAGGAGAGCTAGGTCGTGTCGGCCCAGTGCCCGCAGAACAGCGTGAGGCGTGGGAACGATACCAGCGTTCCGTTACAGGCACTGGCTCTGAGATGAGTGAGATGCAGGCGTTCTTGCAGGAAGAGACCGCGGAGAGAAGTAGGCAGCAAGAAGCGC